AGCACAGCCATAGGCGGTCGAGCCAGGCCTCGGTGTAATGGGTGGGGCGCGTCTCAATGTGCAGTTTGATAGAGCGCTGCAGCGTTTTGAGCCGCGTGCTGCCCATATCAAAAAAATCTTCATCGTTGGCGTGGTACACCTGGCCGCCTTTTACGGCGACGTCGGCAAACACATAGGCTTTGTGCTCTTTGCTGTAGCCCATGTAGTCGATGGTTTCGACCACCTTGAGGCCGTACAGCTGTTTGCGCATGAGGTGGTCAAGCTGGCCGCCGCTACCCGTGTACATGGCGCCGGTGGCTACATGCAGCAGCCGCTTTTTAAACTCGGCCGCTGCGGCCAGCTGACCGCTGGTGAAGGTGGCTTTTACCGTGCCGCCATCGTGCGGAAAGTCGATGCGCAGGTAATACCAGGCTTCATCGGTTACCAGGTTGCGTTGGTAGTACAGGGCCTGAAAGGCGCAGTTGGCCAGCTCGACTACGCCACCGGCCAGGCGCAGGGCTTTGTCGCGCTTTTGCTTTTCGGTGAGCAGGCGGTCTTCTTGTTTCTCGCTGCCGTCCAGCGCTTCGCGGGCGGCGTTGTACTTGTTCAGGTCGAGCTTGAACCAATAGAGGCAGTGCTCGTATACGAACGGGAACTCCTGGCGTTCCTTCCAGGTGTACATGAGCATGCCATAATCGCTGGCGCTCTCGGCCAGCAGTAGGTCGCCGTGGTGGCGGGCTTCGCGCAGGTCCTTGTCGATCTTCTCTTTGCGCTTTTCTTCATCATCGATGTTGGCCCAGCGCAGCTGGTGCAGCTCGTTCCAATCCAGTTTGCGGCCACCGCGTTGGGGGATCTGCGCCGCGCTGCTGAGATAACCCAGCTCTTTTTTGGCGCGTGGCGCGTACTTGCGAATGCCGGCATGCGCTGAGGGTTCGTTATCGAGTGCCCACACCAAGTTCGGCAGCTTGGGCTTTTTGCCGTCTTTACCTTCCTGTGCCAGGCGCACGGTGGCCAAGTCTTGCAGAAACTTTTCAGGGAAGGGGGCCGAGCTCATCATCGAGACGGCGGCAATACCGTGATGCAACAGCGCGATGGCATCGAAGATGCCCTCAACAATCCACAGCTCTTTTACCTCGAGTAAATCCACGCAGGGCGGTACCCAGCATTTGCCCTTGTAGCTCCAGCCCGGTTTAAAGCGGGCTTTCATGTTGCCAAACCGGCTGGGCTTGTCGATCAGGCGCTCCCAATAGCCGCCCTCGGGCAATTCAAAACGTACAGTGGCGCTGCCTTGGTTCAGCTGGCGATCGAAGTAGCTTTCTTGGGTATACCAGCCGCGAATCAACTGTGGGTCAAAGCCCCGGTTGAAACTGAGGTACGCCTCGGCGCTGGCGGTGGGGTTGTCTGCTGTTGCCGGGTGGCGTTTGCTGACGTCTTCAAACAGATCTTTGTAGATCTCTTTGATGTGCAGCTGCTCATTGCACTTGCCACGGCCGCACATGATTACCCAGGGCGCTTGCGCGTGAGCAAACAAAGACGACTCGCGGGATTTACCGCCGTTGCACTTGGGGCACATGCCTTTGCGTAACCAATTGGTGCCCTTGATGGGCACCAGCTTGTAGTCATTCTCAAGCCGCTTGAGCACTTCCTGATACAGCTCTGGGGGCATCTCTCTCACTGTGCTGGCTCCGCTTTCAGGCGGCGGCACAGTTGGCCCAGCTCAAGCATCTCGATAGTCACACGCTGCTTGCCTACCCAACCTATGCCCAGCAAATACCCATCGGCGCGGGAGGCGTACCAGTTGAGCATCACCTCGTTGTGCGCCCCGGCCTCGGCCAGCATCTGCTGCAGCCAGTCTTGCAGCATCGGGTGTTTACCGGCGGCGTGCTGCAGCGCGGGCAGGGTGCTGAGGTGCTCAGTTAGCGTCACGCCACAACGCAGCGGCTGAGGCTTGGGGGCGGGCTGATGCGTATGGTTTTGCATGTAATTCACCGTGCTTTGGGTACAGCTCCCCCTTACCCACGCAAGGCGGGCAAGGGCTGGGGTGGTTGGGGGTCAGTTGGCGGCGGTTAGCCGTTTACGCCGGGGTGTGGCAATCAGATAACGGGCAATCAGCGCGGCGGGCACGGCGTGGGTGAGCCCGGTGCGGGTATCGACCAGGGCCACGGTGTGGGCGCTGGTGCTGTCTACATCTACCCGGTAGGGCTGGTCTGTGCTGTGCAGCTCGCCGTAGGCGCGCAGCACCAGCTTTTCAGCCAGGGGGCGGGCAACGCCCAGGGCGCATTCAAGGTGGTCTGCAGCGCGGTTGATCAGCGCCTGGCTGGTGCCCAGGTGCTCGGCCTGGTGGCGCTGCATATAGGCGAGGGCGGCGGCTTGCATGTCGTCCTGGTAGTCCTGCGGGATGGCGTTCATGCGTGGGCCTCCTGGTCGAGCTGCTCAAGAAAGGTGAGTTGGTCTTTGTTGGCGCTGGGCGCCAGATCCTGCAGGGCTTGCAGACGCTGTTTGGTGGGCGACAGCGGCAAGGTAACTTGCGGCTGCGGCAAGCCAGATGGCGACAGGGTGTAATCCCAGGTGAGCGAGCCCACGTAGCTGGCACCGCACACGATGTTGTTGCAGCGTGCATACATGGTTTGGAAGGTGGCGGTTTGCTTCTCGCTCTTGCGGATGAACATAGGCTCGCCGCAGGCGGGGCAAAGGCAGCGGTAGCCGCCATGGTTAGGGGCGGTCATGGCTTCTCCCGGCTGTGTAATGTGATGGTGGCCAGCACCTGGCCGTGGCGCTCTGCCAGATGCTTGGCGTGCAGGGCGAGGATCTCGCGCTTCTCACGCGGGCAGATCTCGCCGTCTTCCAGCGCCTTGGCAATGTGCTGATCTACCTTGCCGCGCCGGCTGGAGGTACGCAGGCTGCGCTGATGCAGCTCAATGTTGTCTAGCAGCTCGGCCGCGGGCATATGCACAAAAAAGCCGCCAAACTGCTGGCAGATGTAATCGGCCAGAAAGGTGGTGTTGGTCACGGCCTCGAGCGCGGCGATTTGCGAATCGTCCAGCGGGCGGTGGCCGTTGTTTTCATAGGCGTGGTTATCAAACTGCTTGAGCGACAGGCCCAGCAAACCGGCTGCACCCTCACGGCCTCCGGGGTAAGCGCGGATGATGGCGCTCACTACTTGGCGGCGGGTTTCAAGAATCTCGCGGTTCATCTTCTGTTACCCCTCTGCCGTGGCTGCGGGGTAGGGTGACACTACTGCTGGTTTAATCCCCAACAGCACTGCCGCGCGGTGCGCATCGCCCCGCAAACACTTCTGCTGGCCGTTGAGAACGGCGTAAACGGTGGATGGATTCAGACCATGCACTTCTGCCCATTCTTTCGATGAAAGACCTTGGGCTATCAACCGTGCGCGGGCTGCTCTGCGGGCTTGCTCTGTTGGGTAGGCATTAGGCATAGTGTAATTTCGTGCAATTTCATGTGATGACAACGCAAGAATGATGCACAAATCTGCACTAGTCAATAGACAGGATGAATAAAATTGCATCATTCGAGAGGGCCTATAGGCACCCGGCTGCAGGAAGAGCGGCAACGGGTGGGCCTTACGCAGGGCGAGTTCGCTGAAAAAGTTGGAATCGCCAAGCGCACGTTGGCTGGTTACGAGGGTGGCAATACCGATGTCGGTGCTTCCGTATTGGACGCCGCACGTACGCTCGGGATTGATGTGCTTTATGTCGTTACTGGTCGCAGGATGCCCACACCCGCTGACTCTCTTTCAGAGGGTGAAGCCGAGGTGCTTGCTCATTACCGCGCCATGTCTGAGCCAGACCGAGAAGCGGTTAAACGTATGACGTCAGCGCTGGCCGTGGCCTCTAGAAGTACACGAAGTCAGTTTTAGAAAGGATTCTGGCTTAAAAGTTATGGAGAACGATTTGAGCATTAAAATAGTGTTTGTTCTGATTACAAGTCATCTCCCTCCTATTTCTTCGTTTATGACCGGGTGGTGCAGTCTATGTATCAATTAATAAGTTGTTGCCTGGCTATAAAATGCAGAAATTAATTTTGCAAGCAAAATCTTTAACGTGAGAGCGCCAGGTTAAATAGTTATTAATTTTTAGGAGGTTTTTGTGTCTATTCAACCGTCCACTACAACCACGGTCGCTTTACGAGAACTAAACTTAGATGCGCGCAATCCTCGATTCGGGGTTGAGAAAGGGCAGCGAGGTAATCAGGTTGATATTCTTGACTTTATTGTCGAGAATTTTGGCGTGGAAGATGTAATTAGCTCATTGGCCTATAATGGTTACTTTGCTGCCGAGCCTTTGATCGCAAGAAGAGAGCCTGACGGTACTCTGACTGTCGTGGAAGGCAATCGTAGATTGTCCGCCTGCCTTATGTTGGCGGGTTCAGAAAGAGCGAAGAATCAAACTAGGCGTGCACAGGAATACACTTCAACAATGACGGTGCCATGGAGTGAAGATACCCCTGTGCCAGTCCACATTGTTGATCATGCAGATGATGAGTCGCTCCGGCTACATGCCTATTTGGGCGTGCGTCATATCATGTCTGCTAAAGCATGGGACTCTTATGCTAAAGCAGCTTGGATTGACGAGGTGGTTACCAGTGGGGAAATGACTTTAGAGCAAATTTCCCAAGTGACCGGTGACAAGAATCGAACAATAAAAAGGCTCTTGGAAGGTTACCATTTTGTCAATCAATTGATAAAAGAAGGTCTCTTTACTCCAGGTAATAGCTTGAGGAAGGGGCGCGGTAGTAATCCGGATTTTCCATTTTCTTGGGTTTATACTTTATTGGACTATGGGCCTGTTCGTGAGTGGCTCGATTTGGAGTCTAACAATCCTACTAATCCGAAACCTATTAAGAAAGAAAAGATAGCTGAGTCTGCGGCCTTAATGGGTTATATGTACGGGGATAAATCTACTGGGCGTGTCGCGGCGATCAAAGACTCTCGTCAACTAGGTTTACTGGCGAATGCAGTCTCAGACCCTATTAAGAGAGAGTTGTTAAGTGAAGGCAGGTCAATTGAAAAAATTGACGAGATGACCCGCCCATCTGCAGATCGTTTGGCTAGAGCGCTGAGCCAAGCCAATGAACATCTAAGTAACGCTCTTTCTATTGCGTCGGGCGGAGGTGTCAACGACCAAGACGCTATTCCGCTTCTTGGTTTGAGCAAAGAAGTTGCAAATCTTGCTTTAAGCGTTCACAGGAAATTGCGTGATATGGATGATCAAGATTTGCTATGAAATATATTCCTGATGATGTCAATTGGTTTGGAAGAGGGGAGCTCTTTACTGCAGCTCGAAATGCTGATCAAACCGAATTTGCAGCAATGCTAGAGGGGATAGTGCCATTAGAGCGTGGTATGAGAGATGACGTCGTTGCAGACGAACATCATGCAGATATACCTGACCATGATTATGGCTGGCAAGACGAGGATGCTGCTTTAGATTTTTTGTCTGGTCCTCTAATTGCTGAGATAGAACGAAGGGAAATAATTTTAGGTGAGAGCTATCCGTTTAGAAGGGTTAACTCTTCTCTACAATATGTAGGTAGCGATACGTTAGTGTATGAGTTTTGTTTGGCTATTAGCCTCCAGAGGAACTTCTCTAAAAAGCCTTATAATAAAATCCCTATGCTATTTGAATTTGTGGCCGCGGAAGCCGCACGTTGCTATTTGGGTGAAGGTGCGGATTTTATTCGGTCTGGGTGGCCTAGTCATAATCGTGCAGAGCGACCGACGCTTTTTAATGACCTGATGGCGTTGGTTTCTGATCGAACCAATGGTGAGTTTTGCTGGCGTCCTACTGTGCCTCTGCCAAAAAAATGGCATGTTGATGCTCCTAAGGATGAAGGTGTCGATTTTATAGTTTGGAAAACTTTTGACGACCAGAGGCAAGGCCAAATCTTTCTGCTCGGGCAGTGCGCATGTGGTGATGGCTGGGAGACAAAAGTTGAGGAGATCAATGAGAAAAGGCTTCGACGCTGGGTAAACCCGATTACCTATGTTGATTTCGTAAAAGGGTTTGCTGTGCCCCATCACATACCAGGCTTCTCGATATTTTCAGATGTTTCAGAGCGTGCAGGGCTCACGTTTGACCGAATAAGGCTCACCCTAATGGCCCAGCGTAATGCTGAGCTTTTTAAAGAGAAGTATAGAGAAAAAATAGAAGAGCTATTACCACACACTTTCCCTGAGCAGTACAGAAGCTAGCCCCATATATCTGGTAGGGCTTTCGCAACCGCTTCAAACATCGGCGGCGGTACTGCGTTGCCAATGACTCTAAACTTGTGGCGCAGCATGTTGTAGGTAATATTTTTCCCGCTATTTATGGTGTCAGGAAAAATAAGGTCACCGCCGTGGGTGGTGTATTGCGGCATGAAACCTTGAAGTCTTGCCGCTTCTTTGTACGAAAAGCGTCTTGCGGGCGCATCCGTTTCAAATTCCCACTTGTCGGTGTGAATTCTTAGCAGTTTGGGGCTTATGGGGTGCAGAGGCATATGCCTCATGTG